GCGAAGTCACTGCGCACGGTGCGCGGCGTGACGGGAACCATTGACGAACTGGTGCGGGCGTTCGGCATCGAGGTTAGCGCCTCGACCGTGCGCCGGCGCATGCAGGAAGGCATGCCGCTCGAAGCGGCGCTGTTCACGCCCCGGCAGCCCTGGTGCCGACCGAATCAACGGGGCTGCCGATTCGTTAAAGAATTGACGAATTAACCAACAAAGGAGCGCCAGACATGGCCGGAAGAGCTACCAGCAAGACCAAGGAAACCGCCAGCAAGCCCGACGAGCAGCAGAGCCAGGCCACCGCGCCCGCCGATCAGCCCACACCCGCCGCGCCGGCGCCGACTGGCGAGAGCCCCGCCGGCCAGCAGGCCGAGCAGCAAGGCGAGCAGCCTGCGCCCGTGCCGCCTGCCGCTGAAGTTCCGGCGGCCCCGGCCTCTGCGCCCGAATCGACCGCGCCTGCCGCTGCCGTTACCGCAGTCGACCCGGCCAGTGGCGAGAGCAAGACCGGCGTGGTACTGGTCGGCTCTGAAGCCCTGCGCGCACGGATCGCCGCCGCGCTGAGTGCCGCGCCCGAGCTGCAAGTCGTGATCGACGACGCCGCCGAGGTCGCTGCCGAGGTGTTCGTCGAGCGCCTGCGGCAGATCATCGAAGAGGGGCACGGCGTCGAGCAGGACGACGCTTATACCGACTACCAGCTGCCGCGCGCGGCGGTGTGCTACGCGATCCGTGGCGCCGGCCTGCCGCCGCACAAGTCGACGCTGTACTGGCCGTGGAACCCTGCCGCCTTCAAGCCGACCGGCGATGACCGCGACCTGATCAAGGCTGCCGCGCTGATCCTGGCCGAGCTGCAACGCCGCCAGCGCGCCCGCGCCGAGGCCTGAACCTGTCGGGGCTTCGGCCCCGGCTTTCCAGAATCAACGAATTAACGAATTGATTAGTCACGCTGCGCGCCTTGCCGCATTGCCCGCCGTCCGCGTGGGTAGGGGGTGCCTGCGCCTGTTCCGCGACCCTCGCCCCTGATCGTCGGCCGGGTCGCCTGCAAAGGATGACCGGCCATGACCGATAGCCAGACCCTTCATATCAAGTTCAGCGAGGCCGAGGTGAAGCGCGCCGCCGCGCTGCGCACCGTTCGCCAGCTGCGCGACCCTCGCTTTCCGCCTCTGCTGCTGCGCTTCAATCCCGACCGTTCGCGCGGCAGCTGGCATATCGTTCGCCACGTCGGCGGCAAGAGCCCGTCGACCAAGCTGGGCAACTGGCCCGACCTGCCTGTGCGTGCCGCCCTGGAGCTGCTGCCGAAGAAGCTGGCCGAGCTGACCGCCGACGCCTCGGCCGTGGTGTCCGTTTCCGGCTGGGATCGCGTCGAAGACCTGTTGCGCTGGTTCGAGGATCGCGCCGGCCGCGACCGCAGCCTGTCGAGAAAACGAAAGTCGACCATTCTGTCGCTGGTGGCTCGCCAGCTGCTGCCGCGTGTGGGATCGCTGCGCCTGGGGGCGGTAGACCGCGACGCGCTCGACGAACGCCTGGTCTGGCCGATGCAGGAAGTGCGCAGCCTGGCCTATACCCGGCAAGCCTTCAGCCTGTTGAAACTGGCGTTCAAGCGTGCCGAGAAACTGAAGAAGATCAGCGCGAACCCGCTGGCGGGCGTGGTGTTCACCGACTTCATTGAAACGCCAGTTCGCCCGAAGCCGTGCGCGATCCGTGAACAGCAGGTGCCCGAGATTCTGACCATGCTGGCCGAGGTGTGGAGCCGTCGACCGGCCGACGCGCTGCTGGCCCTGATGATGCTGTGCCACGGAACCCGGATCAGCGAAACCCGCCTGGCCAAGTGGTCGAACGTCGATCTGGCCGAGGGTGGCGAGTGGTTCATTCCCGCCGAGGATGCGAAGACCAAGGCCGACCATCGCTTGCCGATCACGCGTCAGGTTCGCCAGCTGCTGACCGCCTATCGAGCCCGCCAGGTCGCCGCCGGTTACTCGGGCGCCTATCTGTTCCCGCGTGGCGATGGCCACCCGCTTTCCGAGAAGCAAGGCCAGCAAGTCTTCGAGCGCATGACCGGGGGAGAGTGGACAAGCCATGACCTGCGCAAGATCGCGCGCAGCCTGTGGGCCGACCTGGGCGTCGACTACCTGATCGGTGAACTGCTGCTGAACCATGCGCTCGACGACCTCGACACGGCCTATATCCATACCCATGCGAAGGGCCTGAAGCGTGACGCCCTGGAGCGGTGGCATTGCTGGCTGGACGCGCGGGGCCTTTCTTTTTTTGCCCCCGAGACGGAACCCGGACGGGCTGCGCAGGCGAACGCCTCGCAGGCCAGTAAGGGCGCGGCCTCGGCTGGCGTTTGAGAATCCATTACAAAGGAGGATGCTAGGACATGGCGAGCGAACCGAAGACAATGGCGCGCAGCAGCAAGCGACCCGCCCCGAAGGCCAGCAGAAAGCAGGCAAGCGTTACAGGTAACGAAGAGGCGAAGAGCCCCGAGGCGATCCGGCAAGAGCGCTACCGGCAGAAGCTGGAAGAGCTGGGCGTTAAGGTGGTGGAAGTGCAGCTAGGCCCGGTCGAGCGGGAATTGCTGGAGACGGCCAGGAAGGCGCGCGGCGGGCTCGATGGCCCTTATAGCGTCGGCGAGTATGTGGCGACCCTGCTGCGGCGCGACTTCGAGCTACTGGAGCAGCAGCAAGGCAAGATCGCCGGGCGTATCTGCGAGAACTGCCGAAAGCCGCTGCCGCGAGGATGCGGCGGCACCTGGGCCAGCGAGGCGGCGTGCCTGCGATCACAGGCTGATCGAGCGATGCAGCTGTGACGGGTAACGCGGGGTGATCAGGAAACGGCCCTACACGTTTCGTGTGAATCTACACGCTCCGTATTGATCGCCGCTGCAGTTTCCCCTAGCCTTTTCCCTATCGTGGCGTGTTTGCGTTCACGGCCCTAACAATCGACCTCGAAACCCTCGGCCCCGGCCGGGGGTTTTGCATTTCAAGGAACCGAAAAGGTGAGCGATCACGTCGACCCCTCTGCTGTTGTCGCCAAGGCGGCCCCGCCCGTGGCGTATGTGGGCGCGACGCTGGCCGGCATGACCATCGAGCAATGGATTAGCGCGCTGACCGTTGCTTATCTGGTGCTGGCCATCCTCTCGCTGTTGTTCCCTGACTGGCGTAAGGCCCTGGTGAAGCGGTGGCGGCAATGGCGAAGCTGAAGATTCCGGCCGCGATCCTGGCGGCCATCGTCGGCGGTGGTGGTGCCTACGCGATCCTTGACGCGGCGGTGCCCATCGTCGAAGGCAATCCGCTGGTGGCCTATCAGGACGTGGGCGGCGTGTGGACGATCTGCGCCGGCGTGACCGAGGGCGTCAAGCCTGGCCAGGTCGAAACCGTCGCAGGGTGCCAGCGCCGCAACGCCGCCGAGATTCGCAAGGGCCTCGCGCACGTCGAGCGGTGCGTTAAGGCGCCGATGCCTGAAACCCGGAAAGCCGGGCTCGCGCTGTTCGCCTACAACGTCGGCGGCGGCGCTTTCTGTCGTTCGACACTGGTAAAGCTGGCCAACGCCGGCAAGCCGGCCGAGGCCTGCGCGCAGCTAGACCGCTGGGTCTATGTGGCGGGCAAGGATTGCCGCGAGGCGTCGAGCGGGTGCCCTGGAATCGTTCACCGTCGCGCCCTGGAGCGCGCCCTTTGCGAGTGGCCGCAATGACCCGTCGCTACTTCGTGCGCTTCGCCGATGGCAAGTCGGCCACCGTGATCGACACGGAAGCCACGCCGCCCGAGCAGATCGTCGCGGCGATACATGCGCAGTTCAGCCGGCCCGGCTATGTGCTGGAGGTGGTGAAGTGCTGAACCTGAACAATCTGCTCGCGCTGACGCTGACGGCCCTGGTCGGCATCTTCAGCGTGCTTTACCTGAACGCCGAGAATACCCGCCAGGCTGACCAGATCGACCGGCTTGAACGCGAGGCGAAAGCCGACCAGCAGCTGATCGCCGAGCAGGCGAAGGCGCTGGCCGGGCAGCAGGCCTTGCAAGTCGAGCTGGGCAAGATCAGCGCGGCGACGCGAAAGACCGAACAGACCCTGAGCCGGCAGGGCGAGCAGCTGGCCCGCGACCTCGAAGAGCTGAAGCGAACCGATGAAACCGTCGAACCATATCTGCGCGGCCTTGTTCCTGTTGCTGTCGGGCTGCGGTACGAACGCCCCGAAACAACCGACCCCATCGCCTACCGTCAAGGCGGTGGCGTGCGAACTGGTGCCGTGCCGGCTGTCGGCGCGCCCGGCCCTGGTCACGAATGAAGACGCCCTGAAGGCGATAGACGCCGCCGAGCGCGACTTGCTCGCCTGCGCCGTTCAGGTTCTCGACTGTATCCAGAAGCAAGAGGCGAGCGCCCGTGCCACCGAGAGCGAAGCGGGCCTGTAGGCAGCCCATGTGCCCCGGCAAGACGCAGGAGCGGCACGGCTACTGCGAGGCGCATGCACACCTGGCCAGCGGCTGGAATCAGCCAGGCCGGCAGACCGCCGAGGCCCGTGGTTATGACTGGGCATGGCGCAAGCTGGCCAAGGCGATCTTGAAGCGCGACCGTTACCTGTGCCGCTGCGATGACTGCCAAGGCCGCCGCCTTCCCGCTACAGAAGTCGACCATATCGTGCCGAAAGTGGCTGGCGGCACGGATGATCCGAGCAACCTGCGCGCCATAAACGAGCTGTGCCACGACCTGAAAACGCAGCGCGAGCGGATCGCGGCGCAGCGGGG